GATATAGGTCGCAAGGTCAAACGCGGAATCGTTCAGAAGTTCATTGGAAACCTTGATCATGGTGCCCAGCTTATAAGCCGACAGCATGGTCTGTCCAAAGGTGGTGTCGCTCTCCGGGATTTCCTCCCCTTCATCGATCCAGCTGGCCTCCCCGGTATCCTCCGCAATCGGAATCTTACGGGTGCCGGAACTGGTGCGGATCACATTCGCCATGCTTCGGAAGATGTTATTCTCCTCCAGTGCCTCCACCAGTTTCTTTTCAAACTCATCCGGCACGGTGTATCCGCCTTCCGTATCCACACCAACAGACAGCGCGTTTCTGACCTCGCCGTAGTTACCACGGTTGCGGATCATGTCCCAGAATGCATTCTTATACTCCTCCGTCCCGGTCGGGCTGGTGTCCTTATCCTTCGGGCTGCCGTTCTTCGGATCGCCATGCACCGGATTGGAGGTCGGGGCCGACAGCTTGGCGTCAAACTCCGCCTGCTGCTCCAGACGCTCGATCTCCGCACCCAGGTCCTTGACCTCCTGGGCCATCTTGTTGTACTGCTCCACCGCATCGGCGGCTACAAGGCCGTTCTCCCCGCGGTGCTGCTCCAGGAATGCCTTGGTCTGCTCCCAGAGGGTATTGCGCTTGCTTCTCAGTTCAAGAATCTTACTCATCGTCATTTCCTCCATAAAAAATGTGATTTTGGGTATAAAAAGAGCCGGATCTGTCTGTTTCAGGCGTTTGCCTTACTTCAAACACTCCAGCTGTTTTTCTAAGATCAGATATGGCACACTGCCATCTTCTGTTGTGCCGTCCATGCCGATTGCAGGATGCGGCGGCTTTTCTTCCATGGATTTGGAAGGTTCTGTGTGTGTATCCGCAGGCGGCTTCTCAGGAGGCTTCCCGCTGTCCACACCGAGCCGGTTCAGGATCGTCAGTCCCATCTGTCTGGTGGAATAAATCTGTGCCTCCAGATGGATACCCGGCTTTTCCTCTTCCTCCTCTGTTTCTTCCTCCCCGCCTTCTTCCTCTTCTTCCACGTCAAAGAGGATTTCATCCGCGAACCCCAGTTCCACTGCCTTTTTCGCATTCATCCACGTCTCATTGGACATCAGGTTGGAAATGCGGCTGTGGGACAATCCGCTCTTGGCAGCATAGGCGTTAATGATACTCTCCTTCACTTCATTGAGCGTATGGATTGCCCGCTCCATGTCTTTGGTATTGCCATAAGCGATGGTGCTGGGATCATGGAGCATCAGCATTGCCACAGGGGACATCAGCACTCTACTTCCAGCCATCGCTACCACAGAGGCAGCAGAAGCGGCAATGGCGTCAATCTTGACGGTAACCGCGCCTTTATAGTCCCGGAGCATCGTATAAATCTCCGCTGCCGCGAACACATTTCCGCCGGGGCTGTTGATCCAGACCGTAATATCTCCCTCTCCTGATTCCAGTTCCTCCCGGAATGCCTTTGGTGTTGCCTCATCCCCCCAGAAGGATTCCTCATCAATCGGACCTTCCAGACGGAGCACCCTGCCGCCGGCTTCATTGTGAATCCAGTTCCAGAATTTCTTCATCGTTTCCGTTTCCTTTCTTTCGGTTTTTGCGGCGTACTCTCACTCCGCCTGTTCTCACTGTCAGGTGTCTCTTCCTCCGGCTGTTCCTTTGGCTCGGCCTTCGGCCGGTTCTGCTCCACAGCCGCCAGCTTCACCTGGGCGTATTTTCCAGCGTCCCGTAGTTTCACATAACCGCCGTTCAGGTAATAGTCGTCTCCTCCCTCTTCTGCCGGGATCAGGTCCATATTCTCTAGGCGATGGATGTCATTAGGGCTTAAGAAACCGTTACTGATGCCGGTGGCGTAACCGTTCATCCTGCTCTGGTAATCGCCACGCAGCAATCCATCCACGTTAAACTTAGGAAACAGCACATCCTGTTCCTCGGTAAGTAGAAGGTCTTTGATGATTGCCTGCTCGAACCGCACCAGCCACGGAGTCAGTGTGTGTACCACAAAATTCAGTGACTGGTTCTCAATATTAGAGAAAGTCGCTCTCTGTAAGTCCTGGACCATATGCGGCGGCACCCGGAAGATACGGCAGATTTCTTCCACGCCAAACTGCCGGGTGGAAAGGAACTGGCTATCCTCTGGCGGTAATGAAATAGACTTATACTGCATCCCCTCTTCGAGCACAGCGACCTTATGGGCGTTATTTGCACCGCCATATACCGATGTCCAGTTATCCCGGATCTTCTGCGGGTCTTTTAAGACACCCGGATGCTCCAGCACGCCGCTTGGCTGTGCCCCGTTTTTGAAAAAGGAAGAACCATACTTCTCCACAGCCAGTGTGGTTCCGAGACTGTTCTTCATCATGGCAATCGGGGAAAATCCTACGAGTCCATTAAAGCCCAGGCCGGGAATATGCAGGATTTCATCTTTTCTAAAATAGATATCCTGGTTCTTTTTTCCCGGCACTTCATCCGTGTAAGCATGGTAGATATAATAGAGCTGCCCCTGTTCGTCACGGTCTACCTCCACATTCTCCGGGAGCAGCGGATACAGGCCGAGGACGTTATTCCTTCCATCCCGGATGATCTGGCAGTAGGCATTCCCCCACAAAAGCAGATGTGTCATCAGCGTTTCCCGCCAGGTAAAGCTGCTCATCTCATCGTTGGGCTGCCGGTATAAAATCCGGTAAAGCGGATGGTCTGCAGCCCTTTCCTTGCCTTTCCCATCATCGGTGTACCGGTACAGATGCAGCGGCAATGCTGCTACTGTTTCTGCCAGAACTCTCACACAGGCATATACCGTGGAAATCTGCATGGCAGATTGTTCATCCACCTTTTCCCCGCTGCTTGCAGTCCCAAAAGCAAAAATCTGCCCGGAATCACGGACGCTGTCCGTCACCTCCGGCAGCTTTTCCTCCGCTCTGTCTTCCTCTGGCGCATCCCTGGGTTTTGAAAAACCCATCCATTCTAAAAATCCCATTGGATTATTCCTCCTTCATCAAAATACAAGCAGCCCTCGGTCAGGATCATCATAGATGCTGCCCTGCTGTTCTCCGGCGTTACGGATACAGCGGTCAAGGGCCATAATGGATGCAACAACGCCATCAATCTTCTCCGGTGATTTTGCCTTTGTCGGCTTGATATTCTCTGCCGGGTCTGTTTCCACCACTACATTGCCAGCCATCCACCTCAGGACCGGGTTGCCGCCATGGATGATCTTCCCTTCCATCAGCAGCTTATAAAATTCCTTGGTAGGGGGAGACATGTCTTTGAACCCCTGGCCGAATGGAACAACTGTAAATCCCATCCCTTCAAGGTTCTGTACCATCTGCACCGCTCCCCAACGGTCAAAGGCAATCTCTAAAATGTGGTAGGTTTCCCCCAGTTTCTCGATGAATTTCTCAATGAACCCATAATGGATGACATTCCCCTCCGTTACCAGAAGATATCCCTGTTTCTGCCAGACATCATAGGGAACATTGCCGCGCCGCACACGCAGGGGGATGGTTTCCTCCGGTATCCAAAAAAACGGGAGCAGAATGTATTTCTCGTCCTCATTTCTCGGTGGGAATATCAGGACAAATGCTGTGATGTCACCGGTGCTGGATAAATCCAGCCCGCCGTAACAATCACGTCCTTTCAATGCCTCCATATCGATTGGGATGTTCCCCAGGTCAAAAATCTGTTCGGGAATAAAACGAGTCAGGCTGGACACCCACATGTTCAAACGCAGCTGTTTGAACACATTTTCCTCTGCCGGGTTCTGCAGTGCCTCCCGGTATGCTTCCCGGACACGGTCAATCTGGATTGTCTGTCCAAGGGATGGATTCGCCTTATACCAGTTTTTCTCATCATGCCAGTCATCCTCATCTGTCAAGCCGAACACCACGGGGTAGAAAGTAGGATCGATCTTCCGGCCGGCAAGGATATCTACAGCCTTCGTGTGCAGTTCATAACAGATGGATTCTTTTTCCGTCCCGGCCGTGGTGATCAGAAAGAACAAAGGCTGTTCCCTGGCATCGCCGGAGCCTTTTGTCAGGACATCATATAATTTCCGGTTCGGTTGGGCATGCACTTCATCCAGCACCAGCCCGCTCACATTCAAGCCATGCTTGGTGCCGACCTCTGCGGAAAGCACCTGATAGAACCCGGCATTCGAATAATTCACAATCCGCTTGGTGGCTCCCATGATCTTACTCCGCTTCATCAGTGCGGGTGTCATCCGCACCATCTGGTTTGCCACATCAAAGACAATGGATGCCTGCTGGCGGTCTGCCGCTGCACCGTAAACCTCCGCTGACGGCTCATTATCCGCATACAGGAGATAGAGGGCTACCGCCGCCGCAAGCTCGCTGTTGTGGGTAGGTACCATGCTCCGTCCCGCAAGATACTGATGGCTTGGACTGTCTACCTGGATACACTGCATCTTCACCGGACGGCTGACTGGCTGTATATCTTCCAGATAATGAAAACAGGAACGCGTTAGTTTGATGCGCTCCCTGCTTCTTTCACTCTTCCGGCTTAATCTGGATGTTGGCTGGTCATCAAATGTGGTAAAGCGGATCTGATACAAAGTTTCCCCTGTCGGAACCCCTCTTCTGGTCGAAGGCGTGGTCGTCATGGCATTTTTAATACCAAGACTCCATAATAGTTCCCGGACTGATTCCGCAAGCTGCAGGATCGTACTGACGTATACACTCTGTGCTTTCCTATCTCCGATGCACCCATCGGAATCCATAAGCCCCTGCAGCAATTCCCACCGCTGTGTTTCCGACGCACGAAGGTATTCCGGCCGGATGACTTTATCCCGGAAGTTCGGAACAAGTATCTTCTTAAGCTCAAAATACACCAGTCTCTCACTTCCCCCACAAACTTGGGGATACCTGTTGTGCAGCTGGTATGGAATGAATGCGATCAAGTCATCCACATCACAATTCCGTACCGTTATTTCCGGCCTGTTCGCACTGCCATTCCCAAGCCAGTATCCATATAGATACGGATCAACCGGAACTTCTGCCTCCTGCGTTTGAAGCGCACCACACACCGGAATGCGTATCAGCGATTCCCGCTGTGCCTCCGGCCGGTCAGAAAACCTCTGTCGGTATCGCATCGTCCTTTTGTAAATTTCACCCGTTGTCCACTGCACGGCTTTCCGCTTCCCATAAATATATTCTGCATTCCACAGATGCCTTTCCCCCGCAACAATCGAACTTCCATCCTTAAATGTGATCCGGTATGCCTGTTCCTTGTCATCTACCTCGCTTTTTGCGACCACATGGCACGGCTTTCCCATCTCGTCAAAGACAATATCCCCCACCTGCAGATCCCCCATCGAAGTGAATCCATCTGGTGTTGGAATTGGGGTATCAAGCGCCAGCTCTTTTCCATTCTTCTTTCCGATTTCAACAAAAGCAGTCAGAAACTGCCGGTTCCCATCCTCTTTTACCACACCAAAAATGTCACGGATGATCTGTTCCTGCCAAGGTAGCAGCCAGAAGCGTTTCCCTGCCCATTTTCCTTTGGTGTGTCTTAAGTTTTCTATGAACTTCACTGCCCGGTCTGCTTTCACTTTCTCATAATGGGAATCCGGCAGCATAAATTTTGTCGGCTGATAGTTTTTGAGTTTTGGGTAATCCTTTGGTCTTGTCTCTGCCATCAGCTTCCACCTCCCAACAGTTCCTCCATTTCATCCACAGCACCACCCCGGCTGTCTGTATCCGCAATGATCCGGCTCCGGGAGGAAGGCGTCAGACCAAACTGCTCGGCAAAGCGGTTCATGATTTTCAGATAGGTCTGGGCAATGCTTACCTGCGGCACCTGCTGCCAGTAACCAGATGGAGTCTTTACGATAGAGCCATGCTGCGTGATGAATTCCTCCGCCTCTTTCCACCGGGCATACGCCTGACAATATCCGGCAAAAGCGGCCATATCTACTTCTGTCAGGATGCCGATCTGCTCCATCTGCTTTGCCAGACGCCGCCACTCCTTCTTTGCCTCCGGCTCCAGCCACTTCGGGCAGGACGGAGCCTTCTTGGCTGGTTTCGGTTCTTTCGCATTCAATGGACGCTTGCCCGGATTCCCCTCCAGCTCTTTCACTGCTGTAGGTGTCGGTTTTCTTCCCCTTGTCGCCATCCGGCATCCCTCCTTTCCTCTAAAATGGGCAAACAAAAAGGACCTCCTAAGAAGTCCTCAAGTAAAATCAGTCTATATAAAAACGGGGATAACAAGACACAGCCCCTTTCCGGGGTTATGCCTGTAGCTTCGTTGTAATTTTAAAGTTCAGTTTTTTCTCCGGTCAGGATGTTGACCACCGTGGTTCCTTTTCCAAAAGCGGCTTGCATCTCCATGCGCTCCTCTTCGGAAACCGGCCTTGCGTTTTTCCGGTATTCTGCAAGGGATTCAGAAACCTCTTTGTCCCTGGCCGCTGTGGTTGCCTCCACACTGACCTTGTCAGTGACCATCGCCAGCTTCTCCAGCATGTCGCTCATCAGCACCCTGCCGATGCAGTTGCGGGCAACCCCGTTTTCATCAATGGTAATCTTGCCGGCCTGCAGGTCTGCTTTCACCCTCTCCAGTTCTTTCTGTGCTTCCTTTTCCCAATATGCTCCAAGTTCCCCGCTCAGTTCCTTTTGAAATCTTGTCATCGCTGTTTCCTCCGCTTTCTCTGTTTTCCCTTTCGGTAGTAGCATATTACCTCTGGTTTTGCACATTATCCAGTCAATTCTGGGCCATAAATGTACCAAAGATACGGTGGGGAAATTGTTCATTTTATTCCTTCGCCCCTCTTATATCTGCCCGTGGAGCGCTCTGCCAATGCTGCACTTTTCTGTTTGACTAATACGCCTACAGTGCCGCCACAGCCGGCCATGTCCGCCTTTTTCCCGGAAGGCCGGACAAAACCCGGCGAACGGCTTTTGAGGGGCTTACCGCCCCTCTCCCGGCCGATTACATTTTCTTTATTTCTCTTCCGCATCCCCGATGGAAAAAAGGTAGCCATGGGCTTTCTCGTATTCCTCACTCATAAATGCTTTGTGCCGGCTGTTAATCTCCACCAGTCCCTCCAGCCCGCATCCGTTCTGTGTGAAAAGCCATGCGGTTTCCACTGCGGAAGACCAGGTGGAGGAAAAGGTGAATTTTTCAATGCCGTATTCCCGGAGGCTGCCGATCAGCGGCTTTACCTGTTCATCCCAAATGGTATCGTTTAAATCAATATACTCATTGCCCCGATTCTGTGCCTCGCTGTATAGCCGGTAGATTCTTGCGTAGGAATTTCCCTTTGCCGCGATCTGCTCCTCCAGTTCATGGTAAGCATCCCGCGCAGCTTCCTGCCCTTCCTTGCTGCCTGCCTTTTCAGCCTCATGGTACTGTGCTTTGATTGCCGCCTCCCGTGCGTATTCTTCTGCAAAATTATTTTTCTTCATGTTCTGTGTCCTCCTTGACTTTTGGGTGTTCCCCTTTGGTGTGACACATATTACCGTCAGGTACGGATAATAGCAACTTATATCTGAACCATAATGTACACAATCATTTCAAAGAAAAACTGTGCATTTTATCCCATTCTCACACCTCCGAATCATCACAGTCTGTCATTCCCATCATCAGTTTCATGTAAATATTTGTGTAGCGTTCTTTCTCACTGCCCTCACAGGCTGCCATTGCCCGCAGGAAGAACTGCTTTGCCTGATAACGGCTTTTCCAGATATCCTCTGTATCGTAGCAAACGGTTCGAATCGTCTCTGTACCACGTTCGGTGTCTGTCAGAAGCCGCCATACCCCATCCCGGAAATGCGCCGACAGGACGCTCTGCGGTAGCAGTTCCTCCGAAGGGATGTCTCTGAAATCCTGTCATCCATGTGCCTGCCAAGGAACTCCCGCACGGAAATCTGGTATGGCTGATCCGGCTTTACATTTCCTTCCTGAAACAATCCCTCCAGGAATTTTTCTGCCGCCGTAACGTATTTTTCTACTGCCTCTTCGATCAGGCTGTTTCTGGAAACCCTGCGCCCTTCCTGCTGGCTCCGCTCCCTGCGGATGGTTTCCAGTTCATCCAGCATGGCATCCGGCAGCTTAATATTCAAATTCTTTTTCCCCATCTGCTACCCCCTGCAATCGTCCTGATATCCGTTCAAAAATACTCCGGCTGTACGTTTTCCAACGCTGTCCACAAGTGCCTGCTCCAGGATTGCTTTATCAAACCCGAAGTCCTCATAACCGTCTGCCAGCACCTTGTAGTAATAGCCCGTTGGACTGGCGAGGCGGCAGCGTTCATCCATGACATATACCATTGCGGTCAGTTCCTGGCTGGCATCCGTACCGGTCATTTGGACTGTTAATGTCAAATCCTTTTTGTAGTAAAAGTTGGGATAGCCCTCATAGCGGTCAAGGCTTTTCTCGTCACTGGGGGAAATCTCCCAGATGAGTACTGGCACCTTTTTTCCTTTTCTCTGCTCAATGGTAGCACAGCCCTTAAAAAGCAGCGCGTAATCCTCAATGACCGCAGTTCCGATGACCTTTGCGTCCGGGCAGCGGTAGGCCATCTGGCCCACTGATAAGTTGCTTCCGTATGCTATGTAGTATTTTTTCTTACTCATTTGCTTTCTCTCCTTTCTTCCGCACTTCTCTGGTGGTATGGTATTAATCACTCTTTTGGCCGGTAATAGCAAGCGAATCCTGATCCATAAATCCACCAAATGTACCGGCCGCAGATTGTGTACTTTACCTTCGCTGGTAACGTTCTATGTATTCTCTCGCAGCCCTGATCCCGATACTGTCCGCCAGCCCCCTATCCAGAATATCGGTATCAAAATTCCACTCGCCATACCCTTCATCCAAAATCCGGAAATACTCCATGTCCGGTTCCCCAAGAATACGCTCCTCGTGCATCACATAGGCCATGCACCATTTCCTTTCTTTCATCCGCCTGCCGGAATCCAGCCTCGTGACAGAAAGCCGGAAATTCCGCTTATAATAATACCGGGGATAACCCTCACAGCGGTCAAGCAGCGCTTCATCCAGTTCTGAAATCTTATAGACCAGTGCGGGGACACAGCAGTTGGCATCCTGCTCGATGGTTGCGTAGCTTCCGGTCTTGCTCTTTTTGAACAGGAGACGGTAGCCGGGAATGACAGCAGTGCCAAGCACCACGGCATCTGGGCAGCGGCTTTTCATCCGTTCCAGGGACAGGTTGGAACCGTAGGCCAGATAGAACCGTTTGGGTTTTCTCGCATCTGCTGATGCGAAATCAAGGGAAAACAATCCAGCCACCGTCACTCACCGCCTTCCGTCTCTTCCGGGGCTTCCTCTACTCCGGTCAGGGAATATTCCACACCCTGGAAATCTGCTTCGTTTAAGTCGATCTGACTGTCCTGCCACCAGTTCTCCACCATACGGAGGGCTTCCTCCGGTGTTGCTTCCTTCATTTCCGATTCATACACGGTGATCTCCCTCTGGTAAAGTTCCGACACCGTCACTTTAAATGCCCTGCCTCTTGGGGCAGCATCCATATGTTTCATCCTGTTTTCGTTTTTCATGATATCTTCGCCTCCTTCTAACACCCCAAGGGCGGCTGCCCGCCCGGAAGTGCCTGTGTATGCCATGCCTGATCTTTACGGTCTCCCATGCCTCCATGCGCAGTTCCCTTCTGCGTTCCGCATGAAATAATCCCTTGCGGTTTTGAACTCGTCCCCGATGAATCCCAACCGGAGCATCCAGCACCGTAATGCGTAAGCCACGTTTTCATCCTGCTGCTTTTTCGGGCTTGCGTACCGCAGTTCTTTTGCAAGTTCGCTCATCGCAAGGCAAAGCTGGATCATGGATTTTAGCTGGCCCGCATGGAGACCTCCCTGCCTGCCGTCTCCCGGTTCATCAAACTGGAAAAGCCGGAATTCGATGGTATGATAGCGGTTAAAAAAGCTATGGAGGTTGAGCATCCGATAACGTGTCGGTGAGTAATGGGAACTGTCCCTCGACCCGTTGTACCAGCACCGACTGAGTGCCTCCATGGTCTTCGGCTTATTCCGGTTCAGCCGTTCCAGGAAAGCCGGGTCTACCGTCCGGCAGTACCGGCTCTGCCTCCAGCGGTCGATCCAGACCGCCTGTGTCAGCTGTTCCTCATGGGCTGCCATGATGTTGACCAGGTTCCGGATGGTCTGCGGCGTGTGGCCTTCTCCTGAAATGTGGATGTGGACTCCGCAGCCCCGGCTTGCCGAACTGCGACCCCCTGCTTTACGGAGAGCCCGGATAAGCTGCTGGAGCGTTTCGATGTCGCCGTAGGTAAGGACCGGGGTGACCATCTCGCATTTTTCGCTGTCCGGCCCCTCGATGCTGACATCCCTCTGAAACTTCCATTCCCTTCCCTGTGCGTCCCATGCCGACCAGGTGCAGTATCCGTTCCGCCCTGCTGTGTATTCATACCTTCCGGTTTCAAAGAATTCTGCCGCTTTCTTCGCTGCCTTTTCCCTGGTGATGTTGTTCATCTCTACCTCAACCCCGATGGTCTGATTTTTCATTGCCTCAATCTGTGCCCTTGTCTTTTCGTTCATGTTCGCTGTCTCCTTTGCTAAAGCCGCCTGTCTGCGGTGTTTTCTGCTCTTTTGTTGTGTCTATATATCACTCTGAACGCAGATAATAGCAAGTTGATAACGGGCATAAATGTACCAAAGATCAAAGGAAAAATGTGTGTATTTTATGACGGGGAAAATGCTTGATAATGCGCACTTTCAGAGGTAATATCACTTACAATGGAGAAGGTGCTTCATTATTTCCCGGCCCCGGTTACTGGCCGGGAGTAAAGGCTTATTCCTCAAAGCTGGCGTTGACTGCGGCAATGTAGGCGGCATCCGCCACAGCCTCCTCCGTCTGTGCCTCATCCAGACCATTCAATTCCGCATTCGGGCGGGTATCTGCTTCCAGCTCCGCCAGTTCTATTTTCTTTGCCTCACGCTTCGCTTTATTTTTCGCTTTTGCCTTTTCCGCTTCCTCCGGTGTCCTGAATGCGGCGTGGCCGCCAAGGTTCTCCATCAGCACCTTTCTGGTAGATTTGTAGGCGTCCCCGTTCATCCCAAGCCGGAGGAGCCAGATGCGGAATGCGTATTTTTCATTATCCGTGTTGACCTCTTTTGCCTGAATGCGTTTTTGGGAAAGAGCCATGGCATTCATCATGGCAGCCAGCTGGCTAAACGCATCGGCGTGTGCCTGGTCTGCTGGTACCGGAAAACCTGTGAAGGAAATCTGTTCTCCCGTAATCTGAAGCCCCTCCATACCGCCGTGCACTTCCGTATAATCTGCCAGTGCTGTCAAAAAGCTCTGGACTGTGGCGGTGCAGGCGTCATCCCGCAGGGCCTCTGCCAGTTCTTTTTCCACATGAAAGTTCCCACCGGATGCTTTGCTAAGGAGCGGGCCCCTGCTGTAGATCATGTTCACAAGGTTTCTTAAGGAAACTCCCGTATGCTCCCCGACCGGAAGGCTGATTGCCAAACCCAATGGTTCCTCTCCTTCCTGACCGGCTGTCTCTTCCTCAACCTCTGACGCGTATTCGCTGTCCGGGATGGAATCTGTCTCTGCTGTTTCCTCTGTCTGCCCTGATTCTTCCGCTGCCGCTTCGAGGATTCCCTCTGCATCCTTGATCAATCCCTCATTTTTCAGGGCTGCAAGGATTCCAAGTTCTGCCGCATCCTCTTCCACTGTCAGGCTTCCATCCCGTTCTACCGTGTAATCCCCAATCTCATAGGCACATCTCGGAACCTTTGTGTAGTAAGGGGAAATCCCCGTAAGTTCTCCCAGTCTATTAACCAGTACCTTTCTTTCCTCTATGTTCTTTTCAAATTTCATCATGTCATGCCGCTCCTTTCTTCGTTCTTTCCGGCTTTTCTGCCGGTGTTCTTTGGCGTATGGTATTAATCACTCTAAAGCCGGGATAAGTCAACGAATATCTCCGCAAATGTGCGGAATTGGCCTAATGCACAAATCCATGGGCGGGAATTGTGCATTAGTGTAGGTTACTGTCATCATTCCGTTTTCTGCGCTTTTCCTCAATGTCCTGTATCCATTTCATCTGTTCCGCATCATCATCCTCATCCCCGGCTGCCATACAGAGGGAAAGGCCAACGATGAACGCAAGAATTACAAAAACGGCAGCCGCGGCAATCAGCCATCCCATAAGCATCCCTCCTCGTATAATATCTTTTAGATACATAAATGTACCTTGAAAACTCAATAAATATTTGTTCAATAGGCTTAGTAAAGCCCATGATATAATTGTCCCAGTGTCAATCAGGTAATAGTTCTGTTCCCTCCTGTTGAACCGGTAATGGTTGCTTCATGGATAGTCTGTTCCCCTGACATGGAAGTTAGCTTCAAACCGGCTGGCTGTTTGCTTAAGTGCATGGACGACCTTCTTGCAGTGTGGTTTCGCATCTGTCCATCTTAAGCTGGATTCTTATATGCGAGGGTGTCGATGCTCCATGATCATGGGTTTTACCAAGCCGATTGAACACTCAAATCTTATTACGAAAGAAGGTGATTTTCATGAACCCGCTTTACGTCGGAATTGATGTAAGTAGCAAATCCAATGTCGTTTATCTTATGCTTCCAAACGGAGATAAGCACAGCAACTTTGAATTAAAAAACTCACATGATGGTTCTACTCAGCTTGTGAAAAGGATTCTTTCTGCCATGACTTCTCGTTCCCTTGACACTGTTCTGATTGGTCTCGAAGCAACCTCTGTTTATGGAGACAATCTCGTGTACTTTCTAAGGGAAGATGCCACTCTGGCACCATTTAACAGAAAGATTCATGTCCTCAATCCCAAGCAGGTAAATAAGTTCAAGGAATCTTATAATGACCTGCCTAAAAATGATTACGTGGACTCTTTTGTCATTGCTGACTGCCTGCGTTTCGGTAGAATCAACAAAGAGGTATACATCGGAGACTATCGTTACA